GGCGAGGCTATCGGAGCATCACCATCGGCATTTATGCCTATTCAGGAAGCCATGAAACGCTGCGTTCTGGATGACTCCGGAAACGTGCTCTACTTTCTCGATCCCGATGACAGTACACTAAAAGACAATGGCCAGCCAGCAACCATCACGGATCAATCGCATGGTCAGGTCATGGTCCAGATCCCTAAATTCTGGTACAAGTACAGTTATTCAGCTCCATCGCATACCTGGGAAATCGCATCACAACCCGTAGAGGGTTTTACGGTGCACCCTGCGTTTATCAAGGACGGCCAGGAGGTTGATTTTAGATATGTGGGTGCTTATGAGGCAAGTCTATATGATGCCACAGCTGGTGCCATGGTAGCCAGTGCCGACATTGTGACGAGCCTGTATGCCGCTGGAGATATACTCTGCTCAATATCGGGTCAGTTCCCAAAGGTGAATGAAACACGTGCCGAGTTTAGAGGTGCGGCATCGCAACGTGGGGCCGGGTGGAGAGAGATGGACTTTGATTTGATGAGTGCTGCCCAGTTGCTCTATCTGACGGAATATGCAGATTTTGATTCACAGACCACGATAGGCGAAGGCAGAACAGCACTCTCAGGCGGATCATGGGTCGCTGATAGCTATATCGGGCAGGCTGGGAAATCAAATTCGGACGGCAATGGATCAGCATCGGTGGGTGGCAATAGCAACACCGCTTATATGACCTATCGAGGGATCGAAAATTTCTTTGGGAATGTCTGGACCTTTATAGATGGGGTTAACATCTACAATAATGAGGCCGGGGCTTATAGTCGCTTGTTCGCATGTAACAACGAAGCCAATTTTGCAGACGATACTCAAACAAATTATGAAGAGGTCGGAGATCTGGCTCTCCTGGATGAATACCAGTCCACCTTGTCCCAGGTAATGCGAGGCTTTTTGCCTCTCACAGTCGGTGCAACCAGCTCTACAAAAATCACCGATTATTTCTATACCTACTACGACAATCTCGGTAGTGGTTGGGTCGAGGATTACCGGGTGCTCCTGTTGGGCGGTCATGCGTATAGCGGTTCGGCGGCGGGCGTTTTCTGCGTGGCTGCGGGTTTCGCCTCTTCGCATGGCCATGTGAACGTCGGCGGTCGGCTGTGCTTTTGAAAAATTTTTACGGGTTTTTGTGGGAGCAGGTGCTCCTGTTGGGCAGTAATGCGAATAACGGTTCGACAGCAGGCGTTTTCTACGTGAATGCGAATAACGCCTCTTCGAATGACAATGTGAACATCGGCGGTCAGCTATGCTTGAAGTCGTAACCACAAAGACCTTGCCTCTTGGCAAAACACAAAGCGATTCCCATATGGTGTCAGTAGGTCATTTTGATTCGAAAGCTCCGGGACATCCAAGCACATGAAGCGTCTTGGATATTTATATGAAGAAGTTTGTTCGATGGAAAATCTCATTGAAGCCCATAAGAGGGCGAGTAAAGGAAAGGGTCATTACCGGGAAGTGAAGATGATTAATGCAGCACCAGAGAAGTTTCTACACCTACTCAGAGAAATGCTGCTTAATCAGACATTCAAAAACTCGACATACACAAGAATGATCCGCAATGAATATGGGAAAGAGCGTGAGATATTGAAGCTCCCCTATTTCCCAGACAGAATTATCCATCATGCGATCATGAATGTGATGGAGCCGATATGGATTTCTCATTTCATCAATGATACCTGGGCGTCCATCAAAGGGCGTGGAGTGCATAAGGGAGTGAGACGTATCAAGTCGGCCATGGGTGATCAGGCAGGGACACGATTTTGCTTAAAGATGGATGTCAGAAAATTTTACCCATCGGTTGACAATACGATCATGAAGGACATTATTCGCCAAAGGGTCAAGGACGTTCGCTTACTCTGGTTGATCGACGAAATCATTGATTCATCAATCGGGCTTCCAATAGGCAATTATCTATCACAGTTTTTGGCGAATCTATATCTCTCTGATATGGATCACTGGATTAAGGAACACCTTGGTGTCAAATATTACTTCCGCTATTGTGATGACATGGTGCTGCTTTCAAAGGGCAAGCGTGAGCTGCATAAATATCGCAGATTGATAGATCAGTATCTATCAGAACGCCTCAACCTTCAACTCAAAGGGGATTGGCAAGTATTTCCTGTTGATGCCCGGGGTATTGATTTTCTCGGATATAGGTTTTTCCACGGATACACACTCGTTCGAAAATCCATTGTAGCCAGATTTAAGCAGAAACATAAGAGCCATAAGGTTGCTTCAATTCCGGCTTACTGGGGGTGGTTTAAGTGGGCAGACACAAACAATCTAATAAAAAGATATGGGGTTAATTATGGGTAAGGGAACAAGCATACAGCGGCCAGATCTAACCGTTTTTCGTAATCGGCGTCTGCAAGTGAGGTTCAATATCACGGATGCGACGATGGACGATGGCATTGGCGGGACCATGGCACAATTCAAATACGATTATATTGAGGTCTCAACTCCTGTAGATAGAAAAAAGATCATTGTGGCTTTAATTAGATCTATTTTTGATGTCGATGATGAGTTTGCGCTCATGCATCTCGACCCGCAGGATCCCGCCTACATCGAATACCGGGATTTTGTTGACAGGTGCAAGGCGATTGCTGATGAGGTGATGAGTGTTTTGTGAAAGAGTTCGCAGATTTCACAACCGAGGAGCAGCCTCTGGATGGCGACAAGGAGCGGATAGACAATATTTTGAACAGGCCAATTCTTGTCACGGGTTTCAGGATAAAAAAAAGTCAGTATAGCAAAAATGAATCGGGAAAGTATTTAACATTACAATTCAGCATAGAGAATAAGACCAAAATAATATTCACCGGTTCAGATGTATTGATTGGCCAGTTGGAACGCTATGCAAACGAGATCCCGTTCCTGGCCACGATTAAAAAGATTAATAGGTATTATACGCTAACGTGATTTTGTCATGAGTCTTTTAAAGTAAAAGCAGGTCAGTAATTGCGAACATAACAGAAGGAGAATCAAATGCAAAACTCTAATATGATTCTGAGATCTCCCAGGCATCCCATGAGTGTGGTGGTCAGTCCTACAGGATCTAAAAGAATATCAAAGCCAGTCATCCTGATCCATGTCAAAAAGATCAGTGATGGCCAATATGTCTCAGATCTCCTGGGACCCCAGGATGAGATACTGGTCACTGACTTTGAGTGTCCAGTATCCTCCTCCAATTTCACCAGGCTATCAGAAAAAGAGATCAAGCAGATCTCTCCAGCTCCACCAAAGTCCACCACATCTGAGATCTCCCAAGCAGATGAGACTCCAGATGATGGTGGGACCAAGTGAGATTCTGGGTCAATCATGATCTAGATCATCTGATCTGGTCCTGGCATAACATGATCCACCTCTTTGGATCTATGCTGGCAGCTGCAGTCCTCACTTTCAAGATCATCATATATCTATCCACTCTCTGGGCTCCAGGGATGGCAATACTTTTCGGCACTCTCATTGGATCCCTGTGTGCTTGGGTCATAGGGATTCTCTGGGATGTCGGTGATGGATTCAAACCATGCTGGAAAAAGGGTCTAGGAAAGCCATGGATCATCCAGCAATTATTCTATTCAGATGGATTCTCCCTCCAGGATGTCTTTGTCTGGGATCTAGGTGGATCTCTGACCGGAGCTGGACTGGGAGTGGCCATCTATTATCTCATCACATTCATCATCTAAGATCAGGAGATCTCCCATGTGTAAAAAGCTCCCCAGAATATTGATAGTAGATGATGACATAAATATGCTCAAAGCTCTCAAGCTGATCCTGGAGGACCAGGCTGGATGTCTGGAGATCCTCACTGCAGAATCAGTGGATCTGGCAGATGACATCATCCAGCGCACAGAGGATCTGGCTGGGATCATCATGGATATTAATCTGGCTCATGGAATCAGTGGTGAAGATTTTGCCAGATATCTGAGATCCAGAGGAGAGAGCCTGGGAATCACTCTCATGAGTGGCCAGGTCAAACATGATGGAAAATTCAATTTTATAGCCAAACCATTTGACAATATAGATATCCTGAAAGTGGCCAAAAAGATGATCTCTCACTGGAGCATCAGACAGGACACTACTATCATGAGGAATGATATGACTCTACTGATGCAGACCTTTGAAAAAGCTGGCTATAATGTGTCCACTAGATGAGCAAGAGCAGATTGACCAGCTGAGGATCTCCATGGATGAGATCTCATGTGACAGCAAAAAGATCATGACTCTCCTCCTGGGTGACAAACTGAAAGATCCTGATGCCAGATCCCTGATAGATGATGTCCAGGCCAACAGGAGATTCAGGATCAGCATTGAGAAAAAGGTCAATAAAATAGCAGCCATCCTGGGAGCCAGCATCCTGGGATTATTTGTCAAATCATTCTGGGCATCATTCATCAAATTAATTGCAGCAGGAAAGGTGGGACCATGACATCATCAATCAATTGGACACTCTCAAAAGTCCTGGCATTCATAGTCTTATTAATAAGCACAATATTCTCATTCACACTGGTGGCCATAGCAGCAGCTGGTGATCAGGCTGTCAATATTCAGCTGATTGAGAAAGCAGTCATCTCACTGGGATCTGGAATCATGTGGGCATCATTGCTCATGGGAGTCAAGACCTCAGCCCAAGCATTCAAGGGAGGACAGTCAAGTGAAAAATCAAGGGAATCTCTGGACTAGGGTCATTCTGGTCCTGGTGGCACTGGCCACCATCATCCTGCTCTCAGAGTGGGATGGATACAAAAGAGCAAAATCAAAATATGATATCCCACCAGCTCAGCCTGAGAGCATCCTAGTCCAGATTGATACTCTGGACATCATCCAGCGAGCCACAGCTGGGATGGTCCCATATGATCCATCATCAGGAAAAGAAAGATCAGCAGCACTGGACCAGGCCTCAAAAGAAGTGGCCAGACTCAATGCCTGGCTGGACTCTCTCACTGGGTCTCTGGATTCTGCTGATATTCATGGTGACTCTATCCCTCCTATACTCTTTCCATCACTAGAGGCTGATTCACTATTGACCTGGTCTGGGTCTGATAGTCTGAGTGGAGCCACCTGGTCTGCAGATCTGGATCACAGTCAGGTCATCATCCCTCTCCTGGGTCAAGTCCGGAATAGTTATAGTCTACAAATGGAATTCCACTATCCTCCAGCTGAGACCACCTATATAGATCATGGTGGCAATCAGTGGACCTGGTGGGAAAAGTCAGCAGTGGTCATAGGCCTCTGGGCTGGCTGGAAAATTAGGAGTGATATACAATGATCAAAGAGATCCAACTGGGCAGATATTCAGGAAACAAAGAGAGCACACTGGGACTATTCTATATTGACTGGGCATTCTTTTGTCATTGCCTGGAGGATGAATTCAGGGAGATCAAGATCAAGGGAGAGACCAGAATCCCTGATGGAGTCTTTGAGCTGGGATTGAGGAAAGAGATCTCCCCAAAGACTGAGAGCTATAGATCCAGATATTCCTGGTTCAAGTGGCATATCCAGATCCTCAATGTCCCTGGCTTTGACTATGTCTATATCCATATTGGCAATGATGATGATGATACTGATGGATGCCTGCTGCTGTCTGATGGTGCAAACAATAACACAATAGGGACCGGATATATCCCTCACTCAGCTCCAGCTTTCAAGAGATTCTATCAAAAGATCTATCCTCTCCTGGAGGCTGGCCACAAGATCCAGATCCGGATCTCAGACATTGAGGATCTATTCATCCCATCCCATCAATCTGACTTTATAGGACCACCATCTCCCTGATCTGACAGCTCACTATTTTTATTGCACATAGAATATTCTCATTATACTTTGCAATCGCTGATGAGAACAATCTCCAAATATTAATCAATTAGTCATGGGCAGAGTGTCTCGCCACTCATCAGCACCTTGGCTGGCCTCTGCTCCCTGACTGCTTTATGATAGAGGCAGCATTGCTGCAAAGATGAGATCCCTGGCCAGCTGATATTCTCCTTTTGAGTATCCTCCAAGCTGACCAGGACTCACCTCTGTCATGAGAGGAGAGCACTATGGCAACATCAAGACAGCACCATTCAACTACATACTTTGAGATGATGACCAAGTCCAATGAGATGGGACCGGACTATGATCTATCCATGAGATCTCACCACCCCAGGAGATATCAGATGATGCTCCATGTGGATGGCCAGAGATATCCCATCTCAGCTGAGATGACTGGGCCTGAGATGACCAGGTGGGTCAATGCATTCACAGCTCCATCAGAGATCATCCAGGTATCCTCACCAGAGCAGATAGATCCGGAGGATGGCAACCTGGTCAACATCATTGCATATGAGAATCTGGTCTATCATGGATTCTATATCTGCAAAAGTCAGGATCAGCCTGTGCTCTATGTGGTGGTGGACTGATGGCTGCTCTGTTTGGTGGAGATGATCAATCACTCCGGAGGAATCTCAATGGAGATCTCATCACTCCTGAATATGTAGGAGGAGCATTCACTAAAAAGCAGAGAATCCTCAAGATCCTCCTGGATGCCAGGCTGGACAATAAGCCAAGGATGGTGATAGATGGTGGACCTGGGAATCAGGTGATCCGGAGAGGTGGATATATTGCCATGCATGATCTGAATCATGTCTGCTCAGCCAGGGATGTCAGACTCAGAGAGCTCCGGAGGGATCACCAGATCCCCATAGGTCCTCCCCATATATTCAATGATGCAGTCTATATCAAATCAGATGGAGAGGAGGGAATCTGCTCCACTCCTCACTATAGAATAGAGCTCTCTCCAGATGAGATCCGGAATATGGACTGGTCTAGATTCTGGGATATTCCATTCAGAGGGATCTACAATCTGCATCAGATGGAGATCACCAAGTCAGAGGTCATAGACTTCTGGATATGCACATGCAGAGAATTCAGGATCTCAGATGCTCAGCTGCAGGAATCCAACTACAAAAGGCCATGTCCAAAATGTGGGTCTGCATTCGCTGACTGGCTCCCCATCACAAAGCAGGGAAAGTATCACACTGAGGACAATGGCCAGCTCTCATTCATGGATGTGCATAGAGGAGGCATGGGATGAGCTGGCTGATAGGACTGATATTCACAATGATGGCCTGGTTTTTTGTCTCATTCATCCTGGGACTGGACTATTGTCTAGATCCTCCATGGTATATCAACATGAAATATCCTGCTCTGATATTGGGGATTCTGGTCTGTGCTCTGGGACTCTTTGGAATACTGGCAGAGTTATCATGATGAGCAAATATCCACAAGTCCCTCCTCTCCTGGGAGTGATCTACACTGAGACCGGATTCAGAATAGTGGTGGGAGATCCATCTCCATATCAGCTGAAAGAGATCCAGCTCAAGTCCAAACAATTCATCAGATCCTCATTGGAAAAGAAAGCAGCTACAGCTGAGCTCAAGGATAGATATCTGAGTGATGTGGAGCAGCTGAGACATCCAATCAGAACTATATTAAAAAGGATATTCAATTGAATAAGCTGAGGAGAAAAGATCTGGCCAGAGCAGCTGAGCTGATAGAGGAGGCCAAGGGAAT